TAATAGAACAAACAATAAAAGACGCAAATACAGATAACCCATTAATATTTTTACAATAAATGAAAATTTGCCAAGTACATCCAGGATGTGGTATTCCGGTTCCACCAACAACGTGGGGCGCTATAGAAAAAATAGTATGGGAGTTTACTCAAAACTTAATTAAATTAGGACATGAAGTAGATATAAAATTTGTAAACGAAATCAATCCAGGCGATTATGATATAGTACATTGCCACGTTGCTAATTTAGCTATTCAATTAGCTGAAAAAGGTATTCCTTATGTTTACCAACTACATGATCATCATGCTTACCATTATGGTAAAGAATCTTATGTTTATAAAGAAAATTTAAAAGCAATAGAGGGTTCAATTGTTGCTTTAATGCCTGCTAGATTTTTAGTAGATTATTTTGAACATCCAAAATGTGAATATTTTTCTCATGGTGTAAATACAGATGAATTTTACCCATTAGATTACAATATGATAAACCATAGATTACTTTGTATTGCAAATAATGGTATGGCGGGACATTCAGGTAGAGATAGAAAAGGATTTTCGTTTGCTATTGCTGCGGCTATACAAATGGATTTACCTATTACAATAGCTGGACCAAGTAATAATAGACATTTTTTTAACGAAAACTTATGGACATTAGCTTATCCAAAATTAGAAATAGTATTTGATGTTCAACAAAAAGATTTAACTAAATTATATCAAGAACATACTATATTTTTACACCCAAGTGAATTAGAGGCAGGTCATCCAAATTTAACAATACTTGAAGCAGCAGCATGTGGTTTGCCGGTTAATGGTTGGATTGAACATGCTACTGATTTTTATGGAATGTGGAGAGCACCTAGAGATGTATTTGAAATAATTCGTGGTCTTAAAGATATTATTAGTAATTATAAGACGTATAAACAAAATGCTATTAGCCATGCTCAATCGTTATCATGGTTTAATCGTTCACAAGATTTAATAAAAGTATATGAAAGAAGTTTTAATTAAAGAATATAATAACATTCAACCATTAAATATTCCTCCTAAAAAAGGAAAAAACAATATCAATTTTCATTTTATAGATGGAGCATTTGTAGAAATTACAGGTCCTGAAGATAAAACATATAATGTTAAGTGTATAAATAGAAGAACAAATCAAATAATACACGATACCACTATTAACAATAATATGTGGACTAAAACAAATATAAAATACTTTATTGACTGGAGAATAGAAGTATATGATAATAATGATTTAATATTTGAACATGATTATGATGCAAAAGGTAGAAGAATTTATGTTCATATGGATTCAAGCGCTATTGGTGATACATTAGCTTGGTTTCCATATCTTGACGAATTTATAAAAAAACACAATTGTCAATTAGTATGCTCTACATTTCATAATGAATGGTTTGAATCACAATACCCAGAAATTGAATTTGTAAAACCGGGAACATCAGTTGAAGGTTTATATGCAATGTATACTATTGGATGGTTTTACAATGAAGACCATACTGTAAACAAAAATAGAATCCCAATTGATTTTAAACAATATCCTTTAGGACAAACATCAACTGAAATATTAGGATTAAAATACAATGAAATAAAACCAAAATTAACTATACCTAATAAATCAAGACAAATTGATGGTAAATACGTTGTTATAGCACCACACGCTTCGGCACACGCTAAATACTGGAATAATCCGGGAGGATGGCAAGCTGTTATCAATTATTTAAATGATAAAGGTTATAAAGTAGTAATGATTACTTCTGAAAAACTAGGAGATGAATGGCATGATTCTAAATTAGGTGGAACTTTAAAAAATGTAATTGATAAAACAGGCAATTATCCTCTTGAAGATAGAATGGTAGATTTAAAATACGCTGATTTATACATTGGTTTAGGTAGTGGTTTAAGCTGGTTAAGTTGGAGCATAGGTACACCAACAATATTAATTTCAGGATTTAGTCAACCTTATAGCGAATTTTTAGATTGTGAACGTATTTTTAATTACGATACGAATGTTTGTACAGGATGTTTTAATACATATCGTTTAGATGCGGGTGATTGGGAATGGTGTCCTGAACATAAAAACACCGATAGAATGTTTGAATGCACAAAAACTATCACACCTTTTAAAGTAATTGGTGCAATTGATAAGCTTTTAAATATTTATAACAAAAATTAATGGCAAACGTATTAAAAAATATATTTACCGCTAGTGTAGATGAAATTGCACAAACCTATACTATTGAATCATGGCACGTTTCACAATCAGTTGATGCTTTTACAGGCGCTGAAGCCTATGATATTTATCTATCCGGTTCAATGAGTATTACCGGAAGTTTAACTAATGGTCAAAGTAATAATCTTGCTTCTGGTCAATTTTCTCATGCTGAAGGTAGACAAACTACAGCAAGCGGCTTAGTAGCCCATTCAGAAGGACAAATATCAGTAGCATCAGGACAAGCATCCCATGCCGAAGGTTATGGTACTTTAGCTAGTGGACAATATTCCCATGCTGAAGGTGCTGATACTGTAGCTTCTGGGGATAGTGCCCATTCTGAAGGAGTAGGAACAATAGCGGCTGGTAATTACCAAACTGTTGTTGGTTCTTTTAATATATCTAAAAATGACCCTTCAGCTTTTATAATAGGTAAAGGTATAAGTAGTGGAAGTCGCTCAAATCTATTATTTGCTTCAGGTTCAAGATTTGAAATTTCAGGTACTGTATTTTTACCAACTATAACTACAGCTGCACAAAGTAATGTACTTACTATTGATACATCTTCAGGTCAATTATATTATACTGCATCTTCAGCTTTTGGAGGTGGAGGTACTATAAATACCGGTTCATTATTAATAACAGCATCTATTTCAACAAATGTTCTTACATTTACAAAAGGTGATGCTAGTACATTTAATTTAACCATTGCTTCATCTTCGTATGCTTTATCAAGTTCATACGCTTTAAGTAGTTCCTATACTTTATCAAGTTCATACGCTTTAAGTAGTTCCTATACTTTATCAGGTTCTTATGCTTTAAATAGTACTTCAGCATCTTATGCTTTAAGTAGTTCCTATACTTTATCAGGTTCTTATGCTTTAAATAGTACTTCAGCATCTTATGCTTTAACAGCATCATATGTTCCAACAGCAATACTTACAGCTTCTTCAGCTGCTAATAATATTACATTTACAAAATTTGATGGATCTACATTTTCAGTAGGTGTTACAGCCTCCGCTAATGCTGGTGGTGCTAATACACAAGTTCAATTTAATAGTGCTTCTATACTTTCAGGCTCGTCTTATTTTATATTTGACTATATTTCATCTTCATTATCTCAAGGAAATGGAAATACAGCAATTGGGCAGTATTCACACGCTGAAGGAATTTCTTCATATGCTTTTGGATATGGTTCTCACGCTGAAGGTAGTACTACATTAGCAAGTGGATCTTATTCTCACGCTGAAGGTAGTACTACATTAGCAAGTGGATCTTATTCTCACGCTGAAGGATATTTAACTACAGCTTCTGGAGATTATTCACATGCTGAAGGTGAAGGAGCCTGGGCTAAAGGAAACTTTTCTCATGCCGGTGGATATTATTCAATAGCATCCGGTTCATGGTCAACAGCATTTGGACAATTTAATACAGCATCTGCAGGACATTCATTTGCTGCTGGTTATAATAATCATATAGCTTCTGGAGGAACATATTCTGCAGTATTTGGTGAAAATAGTTATTCAAATGCCACCGCTGCTTTTGTATCCGGATTATATGCTAAAGCTAATGGTAATTATCAAACAGTTGTAGGTAGAGGTAATAAAATTAATATTACTTCAGGTTCAGAAGATTTATTTGTTGTAGGTAATGGTGTTTCTCCTTGGGGTGTAGGTAATTTATCAAATGCTTTTAGAGTAAGTCAAAGCGGTGAGTGTTTTTCGGGTACTACATTTACAAATGGAGGCGCCGATTACGCTGAATATTTTGAATCATTAGATGGAACGTCATTCCCTTATGGTACCGTAGTAGAATTATCAGGTGATAAAATTATCCCATGTGTTACTGCTGAAAATGCAATAGGCGTTATTTCAGTACGTCCTAGCGTTTTAGGAAATGGTGATGATGGAACGGGGGATACTTGGGTAGGTCAATGGTTAAAAGATGTTTGGGGTAACTATATTATGGAACCTTACGAATATGAAGAAATATCAGGCTTGAACGAAGATGGTACCCCACAATATACAACAAAGTCAGGTTTTAAACGTACTATTAACCCGGCATTTAATCCAGATTTAACTTATATTCCTCGTGAACAACGTCCTGAATGGAATAAAGTAGGTCTTTTAGGTCAAATTAAAGTATTAAAAAATCAACCGATCCCATCTCGTTGGATTAAATTAAAAGATATAAACAACGAAGTAGCAGAATATTTAGTAAAATAAAAAAATAAAAATATGACAACACAAGTTTTAACACAAGAAGAATTACAAAGCATTAAAGAAGTTCAAAACAAAAGAAGAGATTTAATGGAACAATTCGGAGTTATTGAATTAACAATTCAAGAATTAGAAATTCAAAAACAAGAATTACGAACAGAACTCCAAACATTAAAATTAAAAGAAATCGAAGTTGGCTCAATACTCCAAAACAAATATGGTGAGGGTACAATTAACGTAGAAAAAGGAGAGTTTATTAGTTCCAATTAGTTTTTTGAATAGTTCTGTAATATTTATAATAAAACAAACTAAACTCATTTAAAACATGGCAGAAACATTAATTTCCCCTGGTGTATTAGCGAGAGAAAATGACCAATCATTTATCACGCAGAATCCAATAACCGTAGGTGCCGCTATTATAGGCCCTACAGTAAAAGGTCCCGTAGAAATACCTACGCTTGTAACTTCATATAGTGATTACCAACAAAAATTTGGTACTACATTCACTAGTGCAAGTCAAGTTTATACTTATTTTACTTCAATTGCAGCATTTAATTATTTTAATAACGGTGGTGAAACATTGTTAGTAACAAGAGTTGTAAGTGGCACATTTAGTCCTGCTTCTACTTCTGGTTCAGCTTCAGCTACTAATGGTCTTACGATTGTTACTTCTGGTTCAACTTCTACAGTAGCATTTATATTAGAAACTTTATCTGAAGGTACTATTATGAATAGTAGCTCTAGTTTAGATGCTAGTGGTTCATTAGCTTCAGGTACAACAGATAACATCAGATGGCAAATTTTAAATTCAACTATTTCTCAAGGTACTTTTGATTTATTAATTCGTCGTGGTGATGATACAACTTTAAATCCAATTATATTAGAAACATGGACTAATTTATCATTAGATCCTTTTGCTCCAAATTATATAGCAGCTGTAATAGGTGATTACACACTAAATTGGAATAATAGTACAACAGATGCTCAAGTTCAAGTATCAGGTTCTTATCCAAATAGAAGTGCTTATGTAAGAGTAAAACAAGTAGTTTCTCCAACTCCTCACTATTTCTTAAATAATGGTTCTCCTGATCCTCAATATACTGGTTCTTTACCATTAAATAATAGTGGTTCATTTGCAAATGCAACCGGTACTTTATTTACTAATGGTTCAGCATATTTCTATAATGATATTGTAGCGGGTACATCTGCTAATGAAATTCAAGGTATTCCAAGTGCAAGTTACAATGGTGCTATTGCTTTAATGGCTAACCAAGATGACTACAGATTTAACGTATTGTTAGCTCCAGGTTTATACAATGAAAAACAAACATCTCAAATCACTACAATTATAAACAATACACAAAATAGAGGTGATAGTTTATTTGTATTAGATACTTCAGTTTATGGAAGAACAGTATCAGATGCAACTTCACAAGCAGCTTCTAGAAATACTTCATATGCTGCCTCATATTGGCCTTGGGTACAAACACAAGACCCAGATTCTGGTAAAAACGTATGGGTACCAGCATCAACGATGATGGGTGGTGTTTATGCTTTCAATGATACCGTTGCCGAACCTTGGTTCGCACCAGCAGGTATCAACAGAGGTGGTTTAAGCACAGTAATTAGAGCTGAACAAAAATTATCTCAAACTCAAAGAGACAATTTATACACAGGTAAAGTTAACCCAATCGCTACATTCCCTGGTCAAGGTGTTGTAGTATACGGTCAGAAAACATTACAAACAAAAGCAAGTGCTTTAGATAGAGTAAATGTTCGTCGTTTGTTAATTGCTCTTAAATCTTACATTTCTCAAGTTGCTCAAAACTTGGTATTTGAACAAAATACAATTGCTACAAGAAATCAATTTTTAAGTCAAGTTAACCCATACTTAGAAAGCGTTCAACAACGTCAAGGTTTATACGCATTTAAAGTAATCATGGATAGTTCAAATAATACTCCTGATGTAATCGACAGAAATCAATTAATTGGACAGATTTATATCCAACCAACTAAAACTGCCGAATTCATTTACTTAGATTTCAACATTTTACCAACTGGTGCTACTTTCCCTGCTTAAGGGAAGGTAGTTACCTTTTATAACTCACTAATATTTATAACAAGAAATAAATAAAAAAACATGGCAGTATTAGACCCAAACGAAATATTTTTTACCGCGTTTGAACCGAAACAAGCGAATAGATTCATCATGTACATTGATGGTATTCCCGCTTATGAAATTAAAGGAGTAGGTGCGGTTTCATTAACTCAAGGTGCAGTAGCTTTAAATCACATTAACGTTCAACGTTTTGTAAAAGGCAAAACAACTTGGGGAACTATCCAATTTACACTATTCGATCCAATCACTCCATCAGGCGCTCAAGCTGTAATGGAATGGGTACGTTTACATCACGAATCAGTAACCGGTCGCGATGGTTATTCTGACTTCTATAAGAAAGATTTAACATTCGATGTATTAGGCCCTGTAGGTGATATCGTATCAGAATGGATTATTAAAGGTGCATTGATTATAGATGCAAACTTTGGTGACTACAATTGGGATACAGAAAATACAGCAGTTAATATTACAATGACAGTACAACCTGACTACTGTGTATTAAACTTCTAAGAAATAATAAAAATAAATACAAGAAAGCTCGCATTTTTTGCGAGCTTCCTTTATTTTCATATATTTATATACGACAACAAAATGTTATTAAAAATTAATTTATGGAAGACAACAAATCAACATTCCCTACAGAACTTGTAGATCTACCTTCAAAAGGTTTAATTTATCCCGAAGATTCTCCTTTAAGAAAAGGTAAAGTAGAAATGAAATACATGACGGCTCGTGAAGAAGATATTCTAACTAACCAAAATTATATTCAAAAAGGTATAGTACTAGATAAACTTATTGAAGCACTAACAATGAATAAATTCAGCGTTAATGATTTAGTACCGGGCGATAAAAACGCATTGCTTATAGCTTCCCGCATTTTAGGTTATGGTAAAGAGTATACGTTTACTTATGCCGGTAAAGAACATACTATTGATTTAACTACTTTAGAAGACAAAACATTTAACACGGATTTAATTACACCAAAAGGTACATTTAAATTTACTTTACCTACATCTGGAGCTGAAATAGAATTTAAATTATTAACCTATAAAGATACAGAAAAAATTGATCAAGAAATTGAAGGAGTTAAAAAAATTAATAAAAACGCATCTTCAGAAATTACTACACGTTTAAAACACCAAATAGTCTCATTAAATGGTAATGTTGATAAAAATATCATACGTGAATTTGTTGAATTTAATTTATTAGCATCAGATTCAAGAGCATTACGTCAATATATAAAAGATATATCTCCGGATGTTAATCTTACTACAAAAATAGATGTAGATGGTGTTGAGGAGGACATCGATATACCAATTAATCTTAACTTTTTTTGGCCTGACCTATAATTCAGCTCGTGAATATCGCATGAGTTTATTTGCGATAATACATGAAATAGTATTCCATGGTAAAGGTGGTTATGATTACGATACAGTATATAACATGCCTATATGGTTACGTAAATTTACATTTCATAAAATAAAAGAATGGTATGACAGCGAAAAATCTACAAATAACGACGATAGTTGGGTAGGTAATAGTGAAGCTAAAAAAGTAGCATCCAGTAATAAAAATATAAACGTACCAACGTATGTTACTAAGGCATCAAAAAAATGATGCCTTTTAATATTTATGGTATATCACTGTATAAACAATGGCTAAAAGCAAACAATCACAAGAAACTCAAGAATTAAATGATTTGTTAAAAGAGGTATTAAAAACCCAGAAACAAATCAATGAGGAAAGAATTAAAGATTTAGACATTACTAGATCTATTAATGATGAAATCAATGATGGTTTAAAAGCCTTAAGTAAAGAAAATGATTTTAAATCAGCAATACGCCGATCACTTAAAGAAATTAATAACTTATCTGAGCAAAATTTTGATTTAAGTGAATTAGATTTAAAATTATCTTCTAATAAAGAAGATATTTCAAAACGTCAAAAATCATTAGCTAAATCTCAAAATACTTTACTTCGTGAACAGGCATATGTTAATCAAAAAATAAATACTCTTTTAAATGAAAAGATAGGAGCTACAGAAGAAGAACAAAAAGCAATTGATGAGCAAATTAATTCATTTAAAAAAGTACAAAATGGATTAACTGAAGCTGTAGTTTCATCTGAGCAATATAATAAAAATTTAAAAGCAGCAGCTGTAGGAGTTGATAAATTAAATAAACTTATAGTACCTGATGTTTTTGAAGGATTATCACAAGTAGTAAAAGACATTCCAGGCTTAAGAAAATTATCAGGTCCTTTTGAGGCCATGTCTAAGGCATCTAAAGAAACAGCTGCTAGAATGACTAAAATTAATATTCAACGTCAGGCAGCAGGTAAAGAACCTATGTTTAGTCAAGCACAAATAGGACTTAAATCTTTAACTTCAGGATTTAGTGCTTTAGGCCCAGTAATTAAATCAGCATTTGTTCCTGTTGCTATAATAGGTGCACTTGCTAAAGGTATACAAGAATTAATAAAACTAATGTTTGAGGCTGATCAGCAAGTTACTGATATAGCTAAAAACTTTAATATAAGTAAAGATGCAGCTCGTGATGTAAGAGATCGTTTTTTTGAACTATCGGACAATGCACGAATGTATGCTGGTTTGCAAGAAAACCAAATTTTATTACAAAAGGAATTAGTAGAATCTAATATTCAACTTAATAATTTATTAGGTACGTCTATTGATTACACAACACAATTAGGTGAAAAGGGAAAAGAAACAGTAGCACAATTTGCAGCTATTACTAAGTTTTTAAAATTAAGTGAAGACGAACAAATAGGTTTATTAGATCTACAACAAACATCTGGTAAAAGTATTAAAGATATTGAAAATTCTGTTTTAGGTTCTACTGTAAGCTATAAAATTCAAAAAGGAATATTATTAGATGAACGAAAAATATTAAAAGATGTTTTAACCGCAAGTAATGCTATTAAACTAACAACAAAAGGTGGATTAGACGGATTAACTAAATCCGCTATTGAAGCTCAAAAATTAGGATTATCATTACAAAAAGTATCGGATATATCTAAGGGTTTACTAAATTTTGAAGAATCAATATCTAGTGAATTAGAAGCTGAATTATTAACAGGTCGTGATTTAAATCTTGAAACAGCAAGAGCAGCTGCTTTAAATGGTGACTTAGCAACAGTAGCTGCTGAAGTAGCAAAACAAATAGGATCAGCTGCCCAATTCTCAGAAATGAATGTTCTTCAACAAGATGCCCTAGCTAAATCAGTTGGATTAACACGTGAAGAATTAGCTGATACTTTAGTAACACAAGAACGTTTAAATAAATTAAGAGGTACTTTTAATGCTTTAGGTAAAGATCAATTAGATATACTGGAAAAAACAGGAGCTTTAGATAAAATAACTATTGATACTATAAGAAATAATAAAGGTACTGTCGTTGATTATTATAATGCACTAAAAGCTGCTGGTAAAACCCAAGAAGAAATTAATACATTATTAGGAGATCAAGCAGCAGCAAATTTAGAAGCTCAGTCAGCACAAGATAAATTTAATGATGCTTTAGAAAAAGCAAAACAAACATTTACACGATTTATTGATGGAGGTTCATTAGATAAATTTGCTGATATGCTTGTTAGATTAGTTGAATCTTTTTCAATTAAAGGATTTTGGCGTACTTTATTTGGAGGTGTAGCAAAAGATTCTGATATAACTGAAAATCGTATATCTGAAAAAGAAAAAGCATTAAAAACAGAAAAAGATGCAGGTAAAAAAGAAGAAATTCAAAAAGAACTAAATAAATTAAAAGAAGATTTACCTCGTCAAAGACAAAAAGAAGATATTGCTAAATTAGAAGAAATGTATGGTAAAGATGTTGATGTAAATTCACCATCTATGAGAGGATTAAGAAGTATGTGGGCTCGTAATAGAGGAGAAGCAAAACTTTTAAACACAGAAGAACAAACAGTAAATACACCAACCCGACCTCAATCTCAACAGACAACGGCTATGAACAATACTGTCAAATCTGATGAAACTGTCAAATTATTGACTGAACAAAACAAATATTTAGCTCAATTAGCAAATAAAGAATCTAAATTTGTACTTAATAACAATACTTTAGGCACGGGAATGGCTGTAGGTACTTTTAAAACATCTTAATTTTAAATATTTATAATAAAATAATAAACTATGGGATTATTAGACAAATTAACAAAAGACGGCTCAACTTTATCTCAATTTGACGGAGCACAACCTCCATCATACGATGGTGCATCACAATACCAAGAAGATCTAAGAGTATCTCAATTAGATTTAAACGGTAAAGACCCAGCTAAATATGATCAAGCAAGTGCTTATCAAAAAGGATTAGCAACTTCTCAATTAGACTTAGATGGTAAAGACCCAGCTAAATATGATCAAGCAAGTGCTTATCAAAAAAGCTTAGCATTTTCTAGATTAGATTTAGATGGAGCAACACCTGCAAAATATTACGATAATTTACCTAAATAATGGGTTTAAGAGACTTAAGAACAGATTTAAAATCCTTACGCTATAGTGGTGATACATTAGGCGGAGGAACCAGTAATCAACCTTATATTAAAACACCAATTCCTGATGGATTTAATAATCTACAGAACGCAACTAGTGATTTTATTTTAAGGGGTGGTATATTAGCCGCTAGAGATTCACTAACGGATGTTAGACGACTTGGAAAAATGTTTGTAGATACAAAATCTCCAAACGGTGTACTTTTTATTGCTAAACAAAATTTATTATCTCGTATATCTGTTCGTACTCAAGCATCAACAGGTCCTTTAAATGATGGTGTTTACACTCCTTTATCAACATTAGCACAAGCTGGTTTAGTTGCTTTTGGTGGACATTTAAACAAACAAGGATTAAATCCTTTTGCAAATACAGGATATAATGGAAATTTTCAAGGTTCATACTTACGAGCATTAAAAGATGCAACTAATGCTACCTCAGAATATGCTAATAAATATGATCGATTGGTTCAATTATTTGGAATAAAAATAGTTCCTAAGACATCAAGTCAATTTTTAGCATATCCTTATGCTGATAAAAATATAATATTTTCAGGAACAACTAATATATTAAAATATTCAGGAGGACCAGGAGCACCTTTAGGTATAGGTAATACAACTATTAAATATGCCTTAAATAATTCAGGATCTCCTTTAACTACAATATACGACAATTTTAAAACTAATCCTAATAATAGTATTGTTAATTACATTACTACGAATA